CGTTTGAAGGGCTACTTACTACCCCTCCCCTCCTATGGGTTTAACCATAAGAGAAACTTGGTAGTAAGCGAGTGTTCTGGTAATACTCGTTCCTGATGCAAGGAAGGGCATCACTGTATTAAAAGATCAGACGAAGACAAGGTAGACGTTATTGGATATCACCCCGTAATAGGGCCTTACCCTTTAACCTCTCTATGCCTTGTCTTTCTTTTAATACACCCACTAATCAATGATGAAAATTAGATACGTAAAACCTATCGTCAGATGGGTCTTAGATACCTTCTTTCCAAACGCTGATATAGTGAGTTGTTTAGCTTTCCTCGACAAAGTTGACTTGTGGTTCCGAACTCGTGGCCCAGAGTGGACAATCAATAGATTGAAAGATCTACGATTGATACTCTGGCACCAAGTTGCTGGGACTACTTATCATGTCTCGTATTTGGCTATGTATAAAGATCTTCCATTGGTATTTAAACCATGGTTTACCCTTGTACATAATAGAGATCCAGAAACCTTACGATTATTGAACACACTTTTAAATGTGTCAAAAATTATAAGATGGTGGAAACCTATAGACTATAGTACTATGACTGATCCGCTTAAAGCTGATCCCATTGCTGTAATGGCAATAGGTTCAGAGTTAAAAAGACTAGCCTTAAGACTACGTCTTCCAAAAATCGAGACTGACTGTCTTGCGTATCACTTCTCTGGACATCAAGGGCCTAGTGGCCCTGCTCTACTCTCGAGTTTGCTCGAAGTTACAGTTCTTCCTGAAGACCTAATTAATAATATTAGAATCTTGGGAGGTACCTGGATCTTAGAACAACTCTTAGAGTGTCGCAGAATCACTACCCCGATCATTGGTGAAATCTGTTCGCTATTTGGAATTAAAGGGAAACCTAAAATTCGTAGAATAGCTCATAGATTAGCCTTTGAAGGGAAACGTCGTCCTATTGGTATTTTCGATTATTGGTCTCAGTGTAGTCTGAAAGCTTTGCATGAAGGACTTTTTAGAATCCTTCGTACTCTGCCTTCGGACATGACCTTTGACCAAGGTCGATTTGCCAGAGGGCGCATTCCTTCGGGGCCATACTTTAGTTTTGATCTGCATGCAGCTACTGATAGATTCCCTCTATCTTTACAAATAGAGGTTTTATCTACAGTAATTGGTGCAGAGAAAGCTAAAGCATGGGGTGAAATTATGTCCAAGTATGAGTTCCACACTCCGGAAGGCCATCTCGTTAAATATAACGTTGGTCAACCATTGGGTGGATACTCCTCTTGGGCATCTTTCGCACTATGCCATCATCTTTTAGTCAAATTAGCTGCGGAACGTTCTGGGAAAAATCCAAGAACCTTCCAAGCCTATTGGCTATTAGGTGATGATCTAGTGATCCGAGATGCCAGTGTTGCAAAACACTACCTTGTACTCCTCTCGCAAATTGGCGTTGAAGTAAGTTTAGATAAATCTCTGGTATCTCAAAATACCTTTGAATTTGCTAAACGACTCATTGTCGATCAACGAGAAGTTACAGGACTCTCTCTGAATGCCATCACAGAAGCTACAGGTTGGTTAGACCTGTGGGCCTATATGATGACAGTCGGTGAGAGAGGTTTTGTATTGCCAGAAGCTCGATATAGCTGTTTCAAGAAACTTCTCGTCTTGATGGGTAACTCCCGTAGCTATGCTACAAGAGCTGCCTTCAAAATGAGAAGTCTGGGTCTCATCCAGATGGTCATCAAAGAACATCCAATCGATGGCGGTTTAACCCGTCAATGGTTGAATGAATTTGGTTTCCATCTAGGTCCCTCTAAGGATCACTTTGGGCTCGAGTTTACACTCGAGTGCATTGCGGCCCTTAAAGTTCAAGAGATCCAGAACTCCTTGATTACTGTTACTAAAGAAGTAAACGTGTTTATTCAACAGTTTGCAACTTTAGCAGCAGGGCAGGTCAGCTTAACCTCTGAAACAGTTCGAGCTCTTCCCCCAGTAGGCGCGTTCCTTGAAAAAGGTACATGCTTACAAAGAGAAGGGATGACCGTTGAAAGTCTAGCACGAAGTCAAGATTGGATTGGATTGCTCCGATCCGGTATTGAATTAGTACCAGACCCTCGACGAACCATCACTCGAACTGTTACAGCAGATAGAGTCAAAGAGAGCAGCTCTCTAATCAACAAACTAATTCTTCTCATAAAAGAAGAAATTAGCCGAAGAATGGAAAGCGGTTATCCATTGGCCTAATCTGGCGCTGGTTGGCGAAACTACAATTTTATGGTTGTAGTCCTTAGGAGAAATCCTAAGGGGGAGTACCAACCAGTAGCCCTCTTGCGGAGGGCCG